AAGGCAGCGTTTGTTGCTGATCACGAGATCAACAACGTTGCATGTATGACTGAACTAATGATGGAAGTTGATTGGGCATGAATCCTTTTGACTATCTTAATGCAATCAACGATACCAAGAAAAATGTAATTGAAGATAGCGATAATCCAGAACTAGCTGAGAAGTTATATCCACCCTATCTTGTTAATAGAGGTTTGTCTTTCTTTATAGACACTGTATACCTTGCTAACGAGATGAACCGTCACCACCACTTAGACAACAAGATGCAATTTGACTTTCTTATAAATATCGTAAGAAAGAAAAAGCGTTTTAGCAAGTGGTTTAAAGCGCAACCTGATGAAGAAGTCGAAGCTGTCATGGATTATTATGGATACAGCCAGGACAAAGCACGTCAGGTTGTTGACCTACTTACCAAAGACCAAATAACTCAAATAATAGAGCGTCAGCGTAAGGGTGGATTGAATGACGGTATCAGTAGATCAGATGGTTGAAGTAACTTTAAATGAACAGGATGACTTTCTAAAGGTACGTGAAACTCTGACACGTATCGGTATTGCATCTCGCAAAGACAAAACCTTATACCAATCGTGTCATGTTCTGCATAAGCAGGGCAGGTATTACATTGTACATTTCAAAGAGCTGTTTGCACTTGATGGCAAGCCAGCTAACTTTGATCAAGGTGATCTTGCAAGACGAAACACAATTGCAAACTTATTGAATGACTGGGGACTAATAAAGTTGGTTGATGAAAATAAATCAGCCAACCCGGTAGCCCCCATGTCACAGATTAAGATTATTCCTCACAAGGATAAAGACGAATGGACACTGGAAGCGAAGTACACAATCGGTCGAAAGAAGTAATTATTAACGAATGGTTAAGTGAGACGACCGATACTGTTATGAAATATGTGGTTGTGGAAAAGATTGATGGCAACATCAGTCGTTCTCAACTTTGCTCTACTATTGAAGAAGCCAGCCAGTTGCAACAACAATGGCAATCTTAATAAAAACTTAATACATTCTTCTTCTAAATACTTTATTTTCGAAACCGCCTTTGTTTAAATACTCTTGTGGCAATGTCGCCGTGCTTCGAGGAATACCTATGGCACTTTCAAGGTACGAGAAAAAGGGTCTTGCAATCAGCTTTACTGTCATTGTTTTGGTTGCTACATTCTTTCCAATGCTGGTATTATAACTTAGAGTAAAACTATTGTTGAATGTAAGTTTATATCGATACAACCCTGAGACTGATGAAGCTCCGTTCATGCAGGACTATTCAGTAGATGTTGGTGGTAAGGATATGATGGTTCTAGACGTACTCGAGATGATAAAGGCTCAGTATGATGGATCTGTAACATATCGACGTAGTTGTCGGGAAGGGGTATGTGGATCTGATGGTCTTAATATAAATGGTAAGAACGGACTCGCTTGTATAACACCTTTATCTGAAACTGTAGGTAAGAAGAATGAATTAGTTATTCGTCCTTTACCTGGTTTACCTGTAATAAGAGATCTTGTTGTAGATATGACTCTCTTTTACAAACAATACGAAAAAGTCCAACCATATCTTCAAAACCCTTCAACACCTCCAGAAAAAGAAAGACTACAAAGTCCAGAAGATAGAGCTCAGTTGGATGGATTGTACGAATGTATCTTATGCGCTTGTTGCTCTACTAGCTGTCCTTCATTTTGGTGGAATCCAGATAAGTTTATTGGTCCTGCAGGACTTTTACAAGCGTACAGATTCTTGGCAGATACAAGAGATACAGCTACAGAAGAACGATTAAAATCGTTATCCGATCCATTTAGTGTTTTTAGATGTCATGGTATACAGAATTGTGTTAACGTATGTCCTAAGGGTTTGAATCCAACCAAAGCAATTGGACATATACGAACAATGTTATTATCAAAAAGTTAAATAAATTTGATATATGTTGTTTTTTATTATGATAAGTCTTATAAATAGTATTGCTGATGCGGATGGTCCGGTCAGTAGACAACAACCTTGCTTTTAAATAAGGAGGCACCAAATGGTAGCAACTAAAGCATTTTCTTTTCCACGTTCACATTTCATCGGTTTTGATCACGTATGGTCAGAGATAGAGCGTCTGTCTAACATGACAGAAAACAAGCTGTATCCTCCTCACAACGTTGTCAAGAAAGATGAGACAAACTTTTCCATTGAGCTTGCTCTTGCTGGATACAACAAAGAACAGTTGACCGTAGAAGTAAAAGACGGGATACTGGTAGTATCTGGAGGGAAGGAAGGAGACAGTGAACGTGAGTATCTCCATCGCGGAATTTCTGCAAAGAAGTTCACCCGCACCTTTAGACTATCTGAGCACGTTGTCGTTGATGGAGCTGACTTCATTGACGGCCTACTCGTTATTGATCTAAGAGTAGAAGTCCCAGAAGAAAAGCGTCCCCGTTCAATTCCAATCGGAACAGAGTTACTAACGGAGGAGAAATGAAATCGCGAGTCTTTCGCAGGTTCAATACATATGGAATCTATTTGCTCTCAGCAGTGATTGGATTTACATATTTGTATTCAGTTAACCTGCTTATCTAACCCGAGGCCCTTCGGGGCCTCAATCAAGGATTTATCATGGCAGTTAAAATAGTTCGTATGTTATCAGGTGAAGATGTACTTTGTGATTGTGAAGAAAACGATAACAACCTTGTGTTTAGAGATTGTGTAGTTGTTGTACCTACTCAAAACCAAAGTGTTCAGTTTGTACCTTATAGTCCTTTTAGCACTAAAGACCCTTTGACGATTAACAAAGACATGGTTGTGTTTGTAGCAGAACCAGACAACAGTCTTCTTAACCAACACAAAAAAATGTTTGGTGGTATTCTTACTCCTGATTCAATGCTTGTCAATTGATTGTTTTTAGGGTATGCTCCGTGCATGAGTAAACCATTCTATACTAATGTTACTAGAGTACGAGACTATATTTACTTTCGTGGATATAACGCCGGCAGGCGAATCCAACGTAAGGTAAAGTATAAGCCTACTCTATACATTCCTAGTCCAAAACCAACTAACTTTAAATCGCTCAGTGGATCCTATCTCGGTGAGGTAGACTTTGATTCTATGAGCGATGCTATGGATTTCATTAAGCGTCACAGAGATGTAGATAATTTTGAGATACACGGCAACCAAAACTTCATCCAACAATTTATTAGTGATGCATTTCGAAAGACAATTGAGTTTGAGAGAGAAGTAATCAATGTTACGTCTATCGATATAGAGGTTCAATCTGATCAAGGATTTCCTCGACCTGAAGAAGCTAACCATCCTGTTACAGCAATCACGATTAAGAATAACATTGATAACGTGTACTATGTCTGGGGTCTTGGTGATTGGGAACATAGTAAGTCTATTGTAAATCATCTTACAATCAAATATACAAAATGTGCTAACGAAGCAGAGCTACTCCATAAGTTTATGGATCAGTGGGCTGTTAACTATCCTGATGTAGTAACTGGATGGAACAGCAGGATGTTTGATTTAGTCTATTTGGTTAACCGAATCAACAAAGTACTTGGCGAAGGTCATGCTAACAAGCTATCACCATGGACACATGATGTAAGACATCCTATCCGTGGAAGAACTATACAGTTTGCGCAGAATGAGGTTCAAGTCTTTGAGATTAGCGGTATCGAGCAATTGGACTACATGGACCTATTCAAGAAGTTTGGTTACAGCTATGGTACTCAAGAATCATATAAGTTAGATCATATAGCTCATGTAGTACTTGGTGATAGTAAGATTGACTATAGCGAATATGGTTCTCTTAATGGTTTGTATCTGAACGACTATCAAAAGTTCATTGACTATAACATCAAGGATGTTGAAATAGTTGATCGTCTTGAAGACAAGATGAGTCTAGCAACGCTGTGCATGACCATAGCTTACAAAGGTAAAGTTAACTATGCTGATGCATTTGGATCGGTAGCTGTTTGGGATGCTTTGATCTTTAACGAGTTAAGAGACAGAGGTATCATCTGTCCACCTAAGAAGGATAATGTTAAAGAAAGAAAAATCGAAGGTGCTTATGTAAAGGATCCTCAGATAGGGATGCACGATTGGGTGGTATCGTTTGACCTCAATAGTCTGTATCCTCACATTATCATGCAGTATAATATGTCACCAGAGACTATTGTAAACGAAGTACAATCGTTTGATTTATTGAAACGAGATAATACAAATGGAAGTTACCAATCTTCTGTAGATTACTTGTTGGATCAGAATCATAACGAAGTACTACCTGAGCATTGTATGGCTGGTACTGGTCAGTTCTTTAACCGTACTGAAAAAGGTTTGTTCCCTCAGCTTGTTGATAAATTGTACAACGAACGAAAACAGTATAAGAAAGAAATGCTTCTTGCAGAACAAAAGATACAAGATGTTGGTTCGTCTTATGATTTGGAGAAACAAGTAACGACCTTAGATAACAAGCAGATGGCTATTAAGATTCTAATGAATAGCCTTTATGGTGCAATGTCTAACGAATACTTCAGATACTATGACATACGTATAGCAGAAGGAATTACAATTAGTGGTCAGCTTACCATTCGTTGGGCAGAGAAACATCTCAACCAATACATGAATGAAGTATTGGGTACTGATAATCAAGATTATGTTATAGCAATAGATACTGACTCACTTTACATCAACATGGGTGGTCTTGTTGACAAAGCCAAACCTAAGGATCCAGTTAAGTTTCTTGATCGTGTAGCTGAAGAAAAGATCGAACCAATGCTGGATCTTGCTTACAGTAAGCTGAAAGACTATCTCAACGGCTTTGATCAGATGATGGTGATGAAGCGAGAAGTGATAGCATCTAAAGGTGTATGGACTGGCAAGAAGCATTATGTTCTTAACGTACACAATAGCGAAGGTGTCCAGTATAAAGAACCTAAACTAAAGATGATGGGAATTGAAGCGGTAAGATCTTCTACTCCAGCAGTATGTCGATTAATGTTTAAGGACATACTAAAAGTTATCTTGGAAAAGAACGAGCACGAGGTGCAGGCATACATTAGAGATCTTCGAGAAAAATTTACAAATATGCCTATCGAAGACATAGCATTTCCTCGTTCAGTAAACCGTTTACCATTTTATAAAGATAGTGTTACGTTATTCAAGAAAGGTACGCCAATCCAAGTTCGTGCAGCTTTGACATATAATTTTTACGTGGATCAACATCAACTGAATAATAAATATGAAAAGATCTACTCAGGTGAAAAGATTAAGTTCTGTTACCTCAAACAACCTAACAAGGTTCAAAGCAATGTCATTGCATTCCCTCAAATCCTACCTGATGAATTTGATGTACGTCATCATGTTGATTATGATACCCAGTTCGAGAAGGCATTTGTTGAACCGGTTAAGAGCATATTGGATGCTGTAGGGTGGGATGTAGAGCCTAGAGCAACCCTGGAGGCATTCTTCTAATGAGCGATAATATTCACAACGCATTTGATTTCGGATTCAGTCTTGTTGACGAACAAGAATTGGAAGCGGTTCAAAGTGCACATCAACAAGTACAAAATACATCAGCAACTGCAGCTGAGTTGGAAGCTAGACTTACTCGTCTGTATGACGCGTTTCAACCATTACTTAACAATCTAAAAAAGAGCAGCAACAAGGAATACGTATACTGGCCTGATCGTTATGAAAAGATCGAGGCATTCCAAGA